CTGGATCAAGTTCAAGGGACTTTGCAATCTCCCTAATGATATATTGGAACTTAGTAAATGGTGCTAGTGATGGTTGTGCAGCAATTTGCATAAATTGTGTAAGACGCTGACTACGTACTTCGTTAGCCATAAGACTTTCAGTACCACGTGCTTTTACTTCTAAGTCACCCTTAATGTCAGGATCAAAGTCAAACTGCATATTAAAACGAAATAGACCCTCCCCTAAAGGCCGCAACAAATAGTCATCAATGTTTTTGACAACAGATTTAATGCTACCTTGTGCCGCACCCATAAGCATACTAATACCTGAAGCTGTGCGCCCTACACCCTGAACACCTGTCTGACCATGTGCAAAGCTAGGAAAGCCAGTGCTTTCATCTGCTAGTACACGTGCCTTATCAAACAGTTGTAAGTTTTCTCCTGCAACATTTGGAAACTTAGTACCAAAGATTGCCTGTCCCGGTGCGCCACCTTGACGCCTAAAGACCTTGCCGGGATACAAAGATAAGTCCTGACCGGGAACTAAGTTTGTTTCATCAATCTCTATAAGTAAGTTACCAGACAGTACAGCATTATCTACAGCCATACGCATAAACCCATTCATTAGGGTCTGTGTGTCATCCATGTTCTCAGCAATCCCTACACCAAAGAAGCTATAAGGATTAAGTTCATACGGGGCAGCATGATAAGGAATACGTGCAGGTTTAAATGGATTGATTACCATACGCAGTAGTTTACCATTACAAATCCAAACATTAGCTTGTAATTCGTCTACATCACTAAGCTCAGAAGGAATGTCTACGCCCTGTTCTTCTAACATACCAACGTCTACAGTACCCCAATATTCTAGTACTTCAAAGCGTTCTACACCATACTCAGATGCATAATCAGAAAGATCATCTTCCCATGATTCTTTATTGTAGTTCTCGCCTAGTTCAATAGCATCATCAATTACATTGTTACGAAAAAATGGACGCCGTTTAAGCTGACGTAATTGCGTACGTGACATCTTATGACGTTCAATAATATACTGTGCTTCATCCATGTTGTTTGCATCGGGGTCTGGATAAAAGTTCCACACAGATACGTGAGATACTTGTGGTACTGTTTTAATTGTAGGATCGTAGTTGCCTTCGTCATCCCAGTTAGGATACTCTTTGTCTATAGCAAACGGGCCTTTCATTACCCCTGTACCAAACAGGGCCATTTCAAATGCAGTATTACGTAGGTGCTTACTTGCGTTTGATTCTTCTAGTTGATCTTGGATTTTCTTCTGCATTTTCTTTGCAGCAACCATTGCAGGACTAAAGGTAATAGCAGTAGGGGTCATTCCCGGCCCATTACGTAATCCATCAATGTCTTCTAATTTATCTGTAAGTGGTCCTAACATTTCACCAAGTGTTTTAGATGTAGCACCTGCAGTTAGTTCTTTACCATCACCCTTAAATCCATACGGACTTACTGGATCATCTACTTCCGATTCTTTAATTTGATCTGGTTCTTTAGGATCAAAGTGTACATCTGCAACTACACCCTCTGGTAATTCAGTAGGATCAACAGTAAGAGGAAACTTGTTATTAGCAAACATAATAGACTCAAGCTGTTGATATGCAGCAAGTGTTTTTGTTTTAGTTACTTTAATAAATACCCTTGACTTTTCAGCTTCAGTAAACTGCACCTCTGGCCCATAGATACCACGATAGTTTCTATATGCATCTAACCAACGATCTTCATCTTGTTGCCGATAGTCTTCTGCACGTTTGTATCGCCCCATAATATAAGGAATAATGTTATTAGTTTTATAATCATCTACAGACGATTGCTCTGTGTCTTCTAACGCAATAGACTCGTCTTCAATAAATGTGTTATCATCTTCCATTTAGGTTTCCTTAATATCCAAATTTAGAATCTGCTACAGGCATACTGTTTGCAGGAGTGCCACGACTATCAAAGTCCCAGATACTAAATCGTGGCCTTGACATTATACCATACCGCAATGCATCATACAAGTGATCTTCAGCATGAGTATCAACATCTTCTGGATTCTTTTTATCCAGAGGTATAGCTGGTAGCTGTGTTATTGTTTCAGTACAGTTGTTAAAAAATACTAGTCTTGGTTCTTCTGTAAATTCATCTACTTGCAAACGCCTGTGTATTTCATTCTTACCAGCTACACGTGAGCCTTTGCTTCTATCTGATGGACGCCAGCGACAGCCTCTCATAATCATTTGCTCTGCTAGGCTAGGGCCAGTGTCACCACGTTTATGCCACAAGGATGAGTCAAGTACTCCATATCGCATATTACCATCACCAGCTTCTAACTCAAGTACCATGTCAGCTAAGTCTACAGCTAGTACTTTAGATACATAAAGTTCTCTGTATATTACTAACTGTTCATCAGGACTTACAGCAAACCATAAAACTCCTGTATAACTTCCGTAACCATAGTCACAAGCTCTAAATTTAACCCAATTATTAGGAATGTCAAAGGGTTCAATAACATGAGTATTCCTACTAAACTCAGTAAAGGCTGCGCCTTCTTTAATATCCCAATCACCATCTAGTAATTGTCTGCGCTGTTGCTCTGGCAGTGACAAAAGCATTGCTTCGTAGTCACCCTGTTGTGATAAGTATGGATTATCTTTTAGTCTTGCAGGTATAAACCTACGTTTAAATAATGCTTTACCTGCTCTAGCGTGTCCTGCAGGGTACTTTAGTTGCTCACCTGTTTCAATGTCTGTAGCTACAAAGGACTTACCAGCAGGTGCAGGATCAATAAACATCTTTTTTACCCAGTGATGTCCTCTGCCGCCGGGGTTTGTAGTAGCCCTCATTGAGAGAGGTAACTCAGGGTCTGCAGTACGTAAACGTGATCTCATATAATTCCAAGCAAAAGGTGTAGCCCATTGGGTAAGTTCATCAAAACCGATCCAGCTAAAGGCCAATCCTTGATACTTAGTAACATCCTGATCCTTATCTAAATAACTCATCCACAAAGTAGCCCCTGATGGTGCAGTCCATTGCATCTTACGTTCTGACCATTTAATACCGGGCCAAATCTTAGGGTACATTTCCTGCGACTTACTAATAAGTTCTCTTAGTTCTTCTGTTGTGTGACGCAGTAGTAAGCCACTAAAGCTGGAATTACCCATATACCGCAAAGGATCAGCAAGCATAGCGTAAGACTTACCCCCACCAGCACTTCCTCCATACAAAACTTCCCGTTCTCCTGATGCAAGGAAGTTTGTCTGTGGCCCTTCATTTGGTTTGAAGATAACATTATGTTCTTCTTCTACTTGTGAAATAAACTCCTGCTCAATAATATTAGACTGAGGCAGTTGTTTCTTCAGCTTTATTTTCGCAGTCGAGCCTTTTCGTTTCGATGGCTTCCGCTTTGGCGATTGCCGCTTCCGCATATTCTGCCCATCTGCGTAGGCTTGTAGCTTGTTGTTTCCTGCTTCTTTCATGTTTGACCCGTTTCATTAACCCTACGTGTGAGATACTTCTACCTGTATGTGCGCTTAACCAATTAGCAACTTCTCTGTATGAGTATTGCTTTAAGTATTTCTTTGCTTGCTGTAGCTTATTAAGCTCGTCGGGTATAGGTTTTAGTATGCCACTATCGTCGGGGTCAACTTCGTAGCCGAAAGGTATTGTACGTGCTATTCTAGGAATATCCACCCACTCTTTATTTATTTGTACGTCTGTAGGTTGAGGTAACTTCCACTTACCAAGTGGTTTAGTCATTACAAACGCATTCGTTTATAGACTCTCCACATTCACATGTTTCTTTATTTTTAGCTGGCATTAACATAACACCACCCTTAGCTTCTACTTGGAGTTTCTCTGTTTTAACCAATCCAGTGCGATCCAGTAATTCCTTTGCAGCAGCAACTTTGTCTCTGATACCAAGCTCAGTGGGATCATATAAACCGCCCACAATAGCCATAGCAGCTTTTGGTGCATTTCTTGCCATATAGCTTTGGGTTGCATCTAAAATTTCCTCTTTCATACTATTAACAACATCAGCAGTACTATAGCTGTCAGAATATCCTGCCATGCGTTTAGCAGTAAGAACATCACCACCTGCTGCATCCATTAGAACATTAAGAAATGTTTGTTGTTTTTCTGTTAGGTTACGTGCCATTTATATTCCTTTACATCAATTCAAAATGGGGAGCATCAATGAATGGCCTACGCCCTTGTGACCTACGTAAATCTACATAGCTATTCATTGCATCTTCCATAGTACCATCCCACTCAGCAATGTTACCTACAGACCAAGCTGCTCCCCACTTAACAGGAACATTTAACTTACGTGCAGCAGCAGCCATTGCATCAGCTAAATCATCATACATATTTAACTGCCATGTAACATTAGAACCTATATAGGCTACCAGATCAACTGCACGGCCCTCTAGGTGTTTACTTTTCATAGTTTGTGAAGCACCACTAGCAACTAACTTCTCCTGCTCTTCTACGGTACGCATACCACATGTGACACCAAAGTCTACTTTAGTCAGTTTAATTGCTTCAGTAACTAAAGTAATAATATTGGGGTTGACACCCTCAAGCCTACTCATGCTGCGTGTTGATAGTCTAAACATTCTTACTTTCCTTTATTAACTTACGCTGTTTTTCTATTACTTGTTGTTGTTGCTCTAGTTCTATGTATTGCTTGTCTATATTACTTAACTCAGGAAAACGTATTACGTTACTTAGTTGAGGAAAAGATACTATGTTATTTTTTTCCAAAGAACTTACTCACTGAACGCATTCCTATTGATGCACTTACAATACCACCAAGAGCAACTTGATACCACATAGGCATTACTTCCAAAGCTATAAATCCAGCAGTAACAATTTCATTGCCCCACTCTCCACAAAATGCTAAAATTAATGGAACAGAAAACAATAATGTAATCCATTCATCTTTCCAGCTATTCTCTGTAGCCTTAATAGCAGCAATGTCCCAATCAATCTCGCCAGTAATCTGCTTCTGCTTCATAGCAGCTTCTGTTAATTTAACTTGAGTCTTACCATCAATAACGCTTGTTGCTAAACCTACAAGTGATCCAAAGATTTGTCCTATCATTAGTGTTTCTCATTCCCTAACCATACAGCAAAGCAACCTGTTAAAGCACCCATACAAACTGACACTAGGCCAGACTGCTGAATAGATGGATCAGGTAAACTCATAAACCAATGAACTGCTTGGTAGCTAAGTATTGTTACTGCAAGCATCATAATACGAGGCATTAACTGCCATTTTAGTACACGTTCCATAATAATTTCTGGCATTGTGTTTCCCTATATTTTTTTACTTTTTAAAGTACGTACCATCAGTAAAGTGTGTATTAGAATTATAAAAAGCCCATATTAAACAATTCATGTTATTATATTTAACATACCAATCAAGATCACTTTGATCTTTACCATACATTTTAACACCAATAGTTTTTAAATACTTAAACCAAACCTTAAAGTTTTTTAAACGGGCCATTATGTTTTTCTATATTTTTTTACTTTGTCTGCAACTTTTTTAGGTTGAGCCACAAACTGTTTGCCCTTAGCCGTGCCTTTTCGTTTGGCACTGGTTGAAGCAGAATACTCAGCACTAGTAAGAGACTTAATAGCTTTAGCAGGAAGGTATCGTTCACCAGTAGCTTTAGACCCCTGTGTAGAGGGCTTACCGCTTTTAGTTCGCCAGTCCTGCTTAGTCCACTTTTTAAGACTTTTTTGACTTTTTGCTAGTGCCATCTGCTTTAGCCTTTGCTGTTTTACTTAGGTCTTTATAATGAAATAATTTAACAGATGTTTTACTATGCGTTTTACCTGTATGTAAAGAACCATTAGGCATCTTATGAGTACTGCCTGTATGTACTGTTCCGTCTTTCTTATAGTGCTTTACGCCTTTCATAACTTTTTATCCTTTTTGTTTTTTTAATTGTAACTTAGCTTGTTTTGCTAACTTTACAATCTCAGTCTTGCCCATAACTTTAGCACGTTGCTCTAGTACAGTTAATATTTGAATCTTACGTGCGTAAGGTTTCTTTATTCTTTTAACTTTAGTTATAGTTTCTTTAGCATCTTTAACAGTAGCAAACTTTATACTAACAGTATCTTTAGGATTCTCATCAGTATAAAGTCTTCTGCCACTACCTTTAGGTTTTTTACCTGTGCCAACTTTAGGGTCTTTAG